GATCGATTGGTTAAAGTTAAATCCATTCAAGTTGAACGCCATAGTGCTGACACCCATAGCGGCAAACCAAATACCGACCACAGGCCAAGCAGCAAGGAAGAAGTGAAGGCTACGAGAGTTATTGAAGGAAGCATATTGGAAAATAAGACGACCAAAATAACCGTGAGCAGCAACGATATTGTAAGTCTCTTCTTCCTGCCCGAACTTATAACCATAGTTCTGACTAACATCTTCAGTCGTCTCACGAACCAAAGAAGAAGTAACAAGGCTGCCGTGCATGGCGCTAAAGAGAGAGCCACCAAAAACGCCAGCGACCCCAAGCATATGGAAAGGATGCATAAGAATGTTATGCTCAGCTTGGAAAACAAACATGTAGTTGAAGGTACCGCTGATTCCCAGCGGCATTCCATCAGAGAAACTGCCTTGTCCAAAAGGGTAGACAAGGAATACAGCTGTCGCAGCAGCCACGGGTGCGGAGTATGCAAGGAAAATCCAGGGCCTCATCCCAAGTCGGTATGAAAGTTCCCATTCGCGTCCTGCGTATGCAAAGACTCCGATAAGGAAATGGAAGACCACAAGCTGGTAGGGGCCTCCGTTGTAGAGCCACTCATCAAGCGACACGGCTTCCCAAATTGGGTATAGGTGCAACCCGATTGCGTTACTAGAAGGAACGACTGCTCCACTAATGATGTTGTTGCCGTACATGAGTGCTCCGGCAACTGGTTCTCGGATACCATCGATGTCTACAGGTGGTGCTGCGATAAAAGCCATGATAAAACATGCCGTCGCAGCAAGCAGGCATGGAATCATAAGGACACCAAAGTGTCCAACATAAAGACGGTTGTCAGTCGAGGTCACCCAGTTGAGATAAGTATCCCACAGTGATGACCGCTTCTGATTAATAGAAATAGTAGCGGCCATGTTTGTTATTTAAGATTTTTTAGCAGTTTTAGCTGATTGCTTAAAAGCTTTAGCTGTTGGCGCACCTTTGGCACCTTTGGATCGCATCTTCTCACCGCTACCAGCAGCGATACGTTTGTGTTTGGCGTGGATGTTAGCGTATAAACCAGGACGATTAGCCATTAGTACCTCTGAAGTGTGCCATAGTTAGTTTAGAATGAATACTTGAGCCCGGCTTTCACGCCAACACTCAGCGAATCGAAATCGTAATCGTCTGCCGTGATAGCGCTCAGTTCGCCATAGGCACCAAGCTTGTCGGTCAACGCAGAAGAGAGTCCCACTTTGCCAGAAGCAGCCTGGATGGTCTCCGATTCCGTAGACAGAAAAGCGGGACCACCCTGGATGTACCAGGATGAACTCTTTCCCAAAGGACTCTCGAATCCCAGATGGGTTTCCACCAGGGTGCTGTTGTAATCACGGTTCTGAAAGCTTTGATTAGCTTCCACGTTTGCATAGACACCGGCATGAGCAGCGGCACCGTGAAGGACGCCAAGAGCAGCGCCAGCAATAAGAGCAGATTTAATCATGATAATAGAATAATAAGGTGGGGTAAGATGTTTATAATTACCAGATGCCTGGGATCAATTGACCAGTGACAGCATAAGCACCAAGTGCTGCCATCACTCCAAGCATTGCAAGACGACCATTAAGTCGCTCGGCTTTTTCGTTATGAGGCAGAGAGCCTTCGTCAATGTATTGCATAGGTGGTTCCTTTGCCCAGATGTTGTTGCGTCCAGTGTAGTCGGTGGTGTTCATTAGTAGGTGTCGAGGTTAGAGCGTTCAAGTTTAGCGTAAAGGTCCTGACGATATGCAGGATCATTATCATAGCGTGGGTCATTCATAGCTTGAATAACCTCAGCTTGTGAGCGAAAGACATTGCTGTCGTTACCTGCACCACGACCGGTAAGAAGCTCGGGCTCTACACCGTTCTGATTATTATACATAGCAACAAGACCATTCACAGCAAGTTGAATAGCATACTTGTTACCACTATCAACAAGAGAATCAAACCCTTCAACCAGTTCTTGTGGGAATGATTCAGTTGCCCAGCTCATCAGCTGAGCATAGTTCTGTTCCCCACCAACTGAGTTACGGATGTCGTTGATGTCATCTTGTGATAGGTCTTCTGGTTCCGAAGTAGATTCTAAAAATGTTTTAGCAACCTCTGTTGGATCCATGTCCTTAAAAGAGTTGATGTCAAAGTCCTCGTTCTCTCGTGCTTGACGGATGAGGTCAACAATAGGATCAACTTCTTCAGGTTCGGGTTCAGGTTCTGCTTCAGGTTCAGCATCCCCTTGACCCATTTTTTTCTGGAGTTCAATGTAAGCTTTCTCCAGTTCCTCAGCATCTGTGAACTTACCAGCAAGCAATTGCTGTTCTTGTTCCATACGCTCTTCACCTACCTGCAGAGCTTCCTGTTCAGCTTCGTTGAATTCAGGTTGATCTGCAGGGGTGGGATCATAGGTGAGTTCAGGCACGGTATTCCATACCTCCGTTGTCGATTACTTTCAATTTACCAAGTCCAACACGATGTACATAGTTGTCACCGCGACCAATAGTAGGCTCCCCTACTTTCTTTTTAGGAGCGTACTTATTCTCGGGTGCAGGTTTAGGATGGACCTGCCGAGTCGATGGCTTGGGCGACTTCGGGCGTTGGACCTTCTTGGGTTCCGTCATCTAATTCTTGTGCTAGGGCGGGATTTTTAGATGGATCATTCATAGGAGCAGAGGCAAACTGACCCTGCTGTTTAGTGAGTTCCATCTGTTCAGCAGTCTGCTGAGCTTGTTGCATCTCTCCTTCTACCTGTTCACTTGTCTTGACCAGGTTCAGGGTATCAATACCTTGAGATGCAGCCAGCCGTTTTATGTATTCGGCTGGGTTGATGTAAGTCATGATTGCTTCAGGACCCATGGTACCAGCAATCGTTCCGATAAATTGTGTGAGAGATTCACGGTCCTGTCCACGTCCAAGTGCATTAACACCAGCAACAATGGCAGGCTTAACAAGTTCCTTAGGAATCTTGGGAATCTCATTGGTACGTTGAAGCATGAACAGTGTTCTGTTCAAGTATGGTACCAGGAACTCAACAGTCAAAAGGGAGAAGATCCCACCAAGTTGTTGTTCGAGTTCCAGCTGAGTTAATCGGACTTCCTCAGCCGTTGTGCGTTCACTTTGTCTAACGTTCAGAACCAGGAACGCATCACTAATACGTTGTGCTAGTTGTTGTGACAACTGAGCAGCAGTAGCAAAGTCTGCCTGCTTACCAACTGACACTACTTGGACATCATCTTGACGTCCCTGTACAATAGCACCGTTACCTGCATTAGCAAGTGTCTGTGGCTTGGTAGTTGAACTGGGATTAACCAGGAACATAACCTTAGCAGCCACCGCAGACCCTTCTATAAGCGCCTGTGACAGGGCTTCAAGACTCTTGATGTCTCCAAGGTACTGCTCAACTCTACCACGACCGTAGGCTTCCCCATCGACCGTGTTGAAACGTAGGACCATCCATGGATTATTAGATTTAGGAGCGTTGCCTTTGGAACCAGGAATCATCTTGTCGTAAACTTCCTGATGCCATACCCAACGTCCTGACTTTTTATCCATCTTGACATAGGTGTACACCGGAACGTCATGGTCCGAAGCACCCTCTTGATTATTTATACCCTGATTACCAACTGGGTTAGGTTTGATGTCAGGTACTGTTTCACCCAAGACTTTCTTGGATACTAATTCTTTGGTAACAATTTCAATAACGTTACCATCGCCGTCTCGTTCAACGACATACCTATTGAGAGGATAGAACTTTAGTCCTTTGTTTGAGTAGTACAGCAATGCATTCCCACCTACAATCAGATGGTTTATAGCTTCGTGTACGACTACACGATCGCTAGAAGCATTGATGTAATCCATTACAACACGCTCTACCTTACTAAAGCCAAGCTCAAGGTCAGTCCTCATTTGAGGATTTAACTCAAGACCAAGCTTTGAGTCATCAACTTGTAGTTTGAAGAAGGTAGTTTGTGGAGGCAGCAGTGCAAGCATAAGCTTTGCAGCCAGTGTAGTTACTGACTTGGCACCTACTGCCTGCCATGGTGTTTTCAATCGCTCACGATTAGGACCAGTGTCATCCTGTTTAATCAAATAAGGCAGTGTCAAACGAGAACATTCTACTGCTTCGTCTAGGAAATCATCCCGTCGAGAGCGTAGTTGTTCATATCGTGACCGTGCTGTTTGCATGTTAGCCTAGGTTAGGTGTTCCTCCAGAAGATCCAAAGCCACCACCCATTGACAACGGGTTAGTGAATTGTCCTGTACCTTTTGATACAACACGTTTGGTTTCAGCTTTGGATCCGCGTGTCTTAAATTTAGGTGTATAGTCAGGTGCTTTGAGTGATCGACTAGCTTTAGGTGTGTTTTGTGCAGCACGTAGCAGAGCTTCTTGTTGTGCTTGCATCTGTTGCATTAGCTGTCGTTGCTGTGCTTGTGCCTGTGCTTGTGCTTGCTGCATAGAGAATGCAGCTTGGAAGTTTTGAAACGCACGGTTAGGACGACTAGCTTTAGCAGCGTTGCGAGCTGATGCATCACTGCCTCCCATGGCAATGATTTGGTTATAAACGCCTTGATTAAATGCCATTTTCTTTTAGTTTTTCTTGTAACCACTCAACAACACTGCGTTGACCTGATTGATACATGATCTTAGCAGTGCTGTCTTGTGGAGTTGGGTTAACAGGTGGAAAGGTTTCTTCCATCTCAGCTAACACGGTTTGGACATTAAGTCCAACTAGTTCAAGCGTATTGAGGGAGATTGACATTGGAGTGCTCGAAGAAGGCTGGCATACGGGCAGATTTGGTGGCAGAAAAGCCATCCGCAATACCCTTTTCAAAAAGTGAATCGCTTTGAGAGTGCCAGAAATTTTTCGCCAAAAATTTATCAGGGTTATTAGCTTCCAAAGGCTGGAAAACCCAGTCAATAGTGGCTTTACGGAGGCGATTAAGAGACTTGGACGGAGATAGACCAAGCTCTTTGCAAACAAGCGAATTAGTAGCAACATGGATCTGTTCGTCCCTGCTAATATCAGCAGAAATCGTCCTTAGTCCAGCGTCACCGGCATACCGAAAGAATGGGAGGAGGCAAAAGAAGACGCTTCTCTCAGCCACCATTGCTTTGAGTATGGTATGGTCTGAATGCTCTTCCCAAGCTTTTCTAAGAACATCTGCTTCTTTTTCAGCTCCCGGATCTGTACCGAGCGCTCCCACTGCATAATTGAGTGCTCTGTCATGGTTTTCCTCGTCGATAATGTTCATTTGAAGAATTTCCCGAGCAGCCTCCGGCACTTCACCTTTTAGTGAG